TGGGTTCTGTGCTAACGTACATGATGAATGGCAGATTGAAACAAAGCCTGAGTATGCAGACAGGGTTGGTCAACTTGCTGTACAATCCATACAAGAAGCAGGTAAAGAGCTTGAGCTTTTCTGCCCAGTGTCTGGTGAATATAACGTTGGTAAAACATGGAAGGAAACACATTGACATACGAAGAACAAATTGAAAAGCTTTACAATGAGTGTGATACAATGGTTCACATCTTTGTTACTGGCAATCAACTTACACTGGTACACCACCCTCTCGACAGCGAGGAAGATGTATTAAACATTTTGAATAGTGCTGCTGCTAACATGGTTATGCGTGTAGCACTTGACAAAGCTAGTGGAAATCGGTTACAATAATGGTATGACAGGGAGGAAAGACTCTCATTTTTAAACAAAGGAAATCAAAATGGCACAAGTAAAATTGGTTGGTAAACTCTTCTGGGCTAAGCACATGAATACCCCTAACACAGAGTTCAACCCTGCTGAGACTCGTTATGAAATTTGTATTGGTGATCTGTCTGATTCACTGGTTGCACGTTTACAGAATGAGCTTAATGTGAAGGTTAAAGAACGAGCTGATGACAAGTATGGTCGTGGTAAGTTCATTGTTATCAAGAGCAAGTACATCATTCGTGCTGTCGATGACACTGGTAAGGAAATCAAACCAGAAGAAATTGGCAATGGTACAACAGCTGAGCTGACAGTTGGTAGCTATGCACACAAGATGACATCTATGCATGGCAATGCACCCACCTTGCTGCAAAGCGAGAAGTATGCAGGCATCACTGTTAAAGAGTTGCAAGCTATCCCGACAGCTGAAGAGCAGGCTGAAGAGAACGAAGTGGTACTGTGATGATTGCTCTTGTAGACGGAGACATGATGTGCTATCGCATCGCCTTCGCCTGCAAGGATGAGACACAAGAGGTAGCTATCAAGACGATGGCTACCTTTCTTGAAGATGTCTTGATGTCACAGCTAGACCTTAACAATTGGGAAGTCTTCCTAACTGGTAAGGGTAATTTCAGGAATGAGATTGCTGTGACTATTCCTTACAAGGGCAATAGGAAAGATGTTGAGAAGCCGGGCCATCTAGAAATCTTACGTAACTATCTAGTAACCGCTTGGAGTGCAACAACCAGTGAGGGTGAAGAAGCAGATGACCTCATTGCTATTCGTGCAACAGAACTTGGTGATGAATCCATCATCGTTTCATTAGACAAAGACTTTGATCAGGTGCAAGGATGGCATTACAATTTTGTGAAGCAAAAGAAATACTATGTATCCGAAGAGGAAGGCTTGCGTTTCTTCTACAAGCAAATCCTAATGGGAGACAAGGCAGACAACATTGTGGGTATCAAGGGAGTGGGTCCTGTGAAAGCAGAGAAGATGCTTGCAAAAGCTACAACCCCCGAAAGCCTATATGCAGTGTGCTTGGAGGCTCTGGGCGCAGAACGAACACTTGAGAATGGACAACTACTATGGCTACGAAGACTACCAAACCAAATGTGGCTCCCGCCTACAGAACATTTTATCTAGCAGGCTGTAAATGGACAGTGATCTTGAACAAAGATATTACAGAGATGGGGACATGTAATCCCATGACGTATGAGATTGTTCTTAAAGATGGAATGTCACAGCAAGCAATCGAAGCAACCTTCTTCCATGAGTTGGTACACGCTATTAAATTTACAATGGGAGAAACTAACCACGATGAACGAGAAGTTGAAGCCTTCGGAAACCTCCTCCACCAAACGTTTGTACAACTGTGGAGAGTGGACCCCTGCAAGGTTTAGAAGCTTTGTAGTGTCTGCTCTGCGTACAGCTACACGTAGGTGGCCTCCTAAATACAAGGCCTTGAAAGAGGCTTACGTAGGCAGGAAGACCAACAAGAAGACTAACAAGCTGGCTATGCATTACAAGTGTGCATGTTGCAAGAAAGAGTTTGTAGCCGCTGATGTACAGGTAGACCACATCCAACCTGTTGTTAATCCACAGACAGGGTTTACAACGTGGGAGGAATACATCAACAACATGTTCTGTGAGAAGAACAACTTACAAGTGTTGTGTAAGACCTGTCATTCTGTTAAGACACAAGAAGAGAAAGAAGAAAGGAAAGCATATGGCAAGGCCAAAGGGCAGCAAGAACAAAGCGACACTAAGCCAAGAGCAAAGCGAACAACCAGAACAGCAGCCAAAACAATTAAGTGAGCCTATCAAAACTCTCTACCTTGTTAACTGGTGGGTTCCATTTCCTGCCAGTGAGTATGGTGGTTTACAAGCTGTGCTTGCTGCTGATGACGATGAGTGTTATGAATTGATCAAGCAGTATAGTGAACACTTTGTTGATTATCAAAAAGACTTTGACTCTCTTATTAAGACACGTATCAAGAAGGCAACACGGTATGAGATTAAGGGAGACAATCCATCTGGTATCGTTAGGAGTTTTACAACATGAACATAGACTTGATTACAGAGAATGAGGACGGTAGTGCTGACTACTCCATCACTCTAAGCAATGAAGAGAAAGAACAGCTCATACGTTTTGCTTTCATTGAGATGTTGAAACGTGGAATTAAAGAAGGAAAAGAATATGACACAAGTGAGTCTGGTCTGGGTGACACCAGAAGCAGAGAGCAAGATTGCGTATATGGCCCGTGTTTCAAATCCGGCAAATCAGAACTCGCCTGCATCTGCGACCAAGTTACTAAAGTACCTTATTAACAACAAGCATTGGTCGCCTTTCGAGATGGTCAATGTTTGTATGGAGATTAAGACAACACGTGACATTGCTCGACAAATCCTACGTCATCGTAGCTTCTCCTTCCAAGAGTTTAGTCAACGCTATGCTGTAGCCCAAGGCTTTGAGATGAGTGAACCTCGTTTACAAGACGAGAAGAACAGACAGAACAGCTTGGAGACAGATGATAGGCAGCTTGCTTATTGGTGGGAAGGAGCACAGAGGCGTGTGTTACAAGAGGCTCAGTTCATGTACGAGAGTGCATTGGCTAAGGGCATTGCCAAAGAGCAGGCACGTAAGCTGCTACCAGAAGGCATGACACAGAGCAACATGTACATGAATGGAACCTTGCGTAGCTGGCTGCACTACATTGAAATCCGTTGTGATAAAGCAACACAAAAGGAACATCGTGCAGTGGCAGAGCAATGTCGTGATATAATATATGAACAGTTTCCATCATTGAAAGATATGGTAACTAGCTAGTAACCTCTGCCCTTAGCACAATGGATAGTGCAGCAGCCTTCTAAGCTGTAGATATAGGTTCGATTCCTCTAGGGCAGACCAAACAAAAGGAAAGAATATGGGAAAGAAAGTGTTAACGTTTCAAATGAATGAGTATGATGATGCATTTAATCAGAGCCAACATACAGAGGTTACAGTGCATCTACCTGATGATGTAGGTTGGGATAAGATGTTGCCAGTCTTCTTGCACTTCCTTGAAGGTGCTGGTTATGTTGGTGTTGTAGAACGTATGGAAAAACTTTTAGGTGGAGATGTGTATGCGTATGAGACGTTTTTCGATAGCCGAGTTGAGGACTTCATCAATGAGTAAATACTATTCACGTAAGTGGCTCAACAAACAAGGCACTGGCTTCATGGAATGTTCCTTTGATGACAGCATGGGTGGTACATACAAAGATGCTTGCGTTAAGTTTGCTGACTGCCATCGCATTGTGTCTCTTGACCTGAGCATGGCATCCAAGAAAGACAAGGCTACTAAGATACAAAAGATTAGCCTTATGATTGATGAACTCATTGCTTTGAAACTGGTGATGGAGAAAGTTGAGATGAATAAATGAGACACTTAGTTATTCCCGACACGCAATGTAAGCCCGGCAATAGCTTCAATCATCTGACATGGGTTGGTAAGTATGCAGCAGACAAGAAGCCTGATGTAATCATCCATCTTGGTGACCATTGGGACATGCCTAGCCTATCCATCTATGACGTAGGTAAGAAGAGCTTTGAGGGGCGTACCTACCATGCTGACATTGAGGCTGGTCATGCTGGCATGGAAGCCCTTCTAGCCCCTATTAAAGAGGAACAGGCACGGCTTAAACGTAACAAGGAGAAGCAATGGAATCCACGTATGGTGTTCTTGCTTGGCAATCATGAAGAACGAATTCAAAGAGCGATCGAATCGGATAGGAAGTTGGATGGGCTTATCGGCTATCACGACTTTAAGCTGGATGAATATGGTTTTGAATGTTATCCTTTCTTGCAGCCTGTTGTTATTGATGGGGTTGCTTACTGTCATTACTTTACTAGTGGTGTTATGGGAAGGCCTGTCTCAAGTCCTGCGCTCATGCTTTCAAAGAAACACATGAGCTGTGTGATGGGACACGTACAGGACAGAGGCATTGCCTATGCACGTAGAGCTGATGGTAAGCGTATGACAGGCTTGTTCGGCGGCATCTGCTACACACATGACGAAGGCTACCTAACCCCTCAAACCAATGGTAGCTGGTCAGGCATCTGGATGTTTAATGAGGTGGAGGATGGGGCATTTGATGAACTTCCTGTTAGCCTTAGCTACTTGAAGGAACGCTATGAGCCTAACCATTCATGACATTGCAGACTTGCTAAAACGTGAAGATTGTGTTACAATATTAGAACTGTTAGACATTGACAGCGAAGAGCTGGTCAACAGGTTTATGGATGTATTAGAAGATAGAGCAGATAAAATAGAAAAGGAACTGGAATGACAGATGATGTAACAAAGTTCTGGGATGCTGTTAGGGCTAAGTGGCCTGAGCCTGTACTCCCATTAAATAAAATACCTCTGCATGAACAGCTCATGTTGATAGAAGCTATCAATACAATCTTAATTATATTAAACAACAACAAAGGAAAACAATGACAACATATATGGGTAGTTACGAGGAATACATTGCCAAGAGTCGGTATGCTCGTTACATGGATAGTGAACAACGCCGAGAAGATTGGGAAGAAACAGTGGCACGTTACTTCGACTTCATGACAGCGCAGCTAAAGAAGAACCAAGACTACACACTCAGTGACGCAATGCGTAATGAACTGGAGAGTGCTGTGGTAAACATGGAGGTGATGCCCTCTATGCGTAGTTTGATGACAGCAGGGAAGGCTTTGGAACGTGATAACACAGCTGGTTACAATTGCAGTTATTTGCCTATTGATGATGTTAAAGCCTTTGACGAGGCTATGTATATTCTTCTGTGTGGCACTGGTGTTGGTTTCTCTGTTGAGCGTCAGAGCATACAAAAGCTGCCCGACATTCCAGAAGAGTTGTATGAAAGCAACACCACTGTTGTAGTGTCAGACAGCAAAGAAGGCTGGGCTAAGAGCTTACGACAGATCATTGCCTTGCTGTATGCAGGTGAGATTCCTAAATGGGATGTGTCTAAGGTGCGTCCCAAGGGTGCTCGATTGAAGACCTTTGGTGGTCGTGCCTCTGGCCCTGAGCCATTGGTTGAGTTGTTCCAGTTTGTATCTAACATCTTCAAGGGTGCTAAGGGACGTAAGCTGAACAGCCTTGAGTGTCACGACATCATGTGTAAGATTGGTGAGGTGGTAGTCGTAGGTGGTGTACGCCGTAGTGCTATGATTAGCCTATCAAACCTATCAGATGATCGTATGCGTCATGCTAAGAGTGGTGCATGGTGGGAGAAGAATGGTCAACGTGCCTTGGCTAACAACAGTGCCTGCTATACAGAGCGTCCTGATGTTGGCATCTTCATGCAGGAGTGGAACTCTTTGTATGAGAGCAAGAGTGGTGAGCGTGGTATCTTCAATCGTGAAGCAGCTAAGAAGGTGGTGAAACAAAATGGAAGACGCAATAGTGACTTTGATTTCGGGACTAATCCCTGTTCTGAAATCATTCTTCGACCATATCAGTTCTGTAATCTTTCCGAAATCATTGTACGTGCTGATGACACAGTGGATAGTCTGAAACGTAAGGCACGTTTAGCGACCATCTTAGGTACATTCCAGAGCACATTGACTCACTTCCCATATCTACGTAAGGTGTGGCAGAAGAACACTGAGGAAGAGCGTTTGCTGGGTGTATCAATGACTGGTATTCTTGACAATGCTTTGTTGAACAACCCTGATAGTCCTAAACTAGAGAGCATCCTAAATGAACTTAAAGCTGTATGCGTGGCGACTAATGGGATTATGGCTGAGCATCTTGGTATACCTGCTAGTGCTGCCATTACTTGTGTTAAACCTAGCGGTACAGTTTCTCAACTTACAGATAGCGCTAGTGGCATCCATGCTCGTCATGCTGAATACTACTTTCGCCGAGTACGTGGAGACAAAAAAGACCCACTGACACAGCACCTGATTGATGCAGGTGTAACAGCTGAGCCATGTGTTATGAAGCCAGAACAAACCGTTGTATTCACCTTTCCTAAGAAGGCTCCTAAAGGTGCTATGCTTCGTAAAGACCTGACAGCTATGCAACACTTGAAGCTGTGGCTTGCCTATCAGCGTCACTGGTGTGAGCATAAGCCTTCTGTTACCATCTCAGTGAATGAGCATGAGTGGCCTGAAGTTGGTGCATGGGTGTGGAAACACTTCGATGAGATGTCTGGTGTATCCTTCTTGCCTTATGATGGTGGCAGTTATCGTCAGGCTCCCTATGAAGACTGTACTAAAGAACAGTATGAGGCTTTGTTAGCTACAACACCATCTAGTATCAATTGGAATAGCCTGATTGAAGTGGATGATAATGTTGAAGGTGTACAGACCTTGGCTTGTACAGCAGCAGGTTGTGAGATTTAATAAAGTAAAAAGAATCTCTGTCATTTACTTAAGGTTAGATTGTCTTAATCTTTCATTAAGTGAATGGCAAAGAAGAAAACTAAAGAGATTCTTTAAACAATTTGAAAAGCTGTACACTAAGCTTTATTTTGGAGGAAGGGCAGAAATGATTGTGTATACTAAGGACAAATGTCCTGCATGTGTAACTCTTAAAGCAAGGCTTACATCAGAAAACATTCCGTTTACAGAAATAAAAATTGGTACTGACATTACGAGAGAAGAGTTTATGAAGAAGTTTCCTAATGTTCGTACTGTTCCACATATGGAGGCAATTCATGATAACATTTAATCCACGCTTAGGCATTGGCCTTGACATTGAATACAACGAAGACATCTGTCACATTGTTGAGTTTGGTGATAGTGATAAAGAAGAAGTGGTTGGCTTTATGGGCATCATCATTAAGCTACCATTCTTATCAATATACATTGGTGACTTCTTTGAGTTAGACTAAAAAGAAAGGGGACTATTAAAGTCCCCTTTTTTATTGTCTATACCCTACGGCTTCTTGTGCTCCATACTTCTCAAGGTAGGCGTTATACCATTGCCTTGCAAAGTCTGGGTTGTCTTTGTATAGTTCCATAGTGAGCTGCTTAGTGGCTGCACTGCGTGACATACTGACAATCTTCTGTACTGCCACTTCTTTCTGATACTTATCAAGCTTCTCAAACTGTGGATTACTAAATGCTTGGCTCAAGCTGTTAGCCAATACACCACCAGAGATTTGTTTATATCTAGAATATTGTGTACTGTCTAACTCAACACCACCAATCTTCTTATTAGCACCGTTAATCTCTACACCAATCTCTTCAAGCTTCTTCTCAATGGCAGTGGGTGTAGTCACCTTAATACCAAGCAAAGCATTAGACAAGCTGGCCTGCTCTGGCTCACCTGTCTTGGTATATTTAACTGGAAGCTCTTCACGCATACCGGGGATACGGCTCTGTGCCTTCTCAACAAACGTCATAGCTTCACGCTCTGTTGGGTCTAACACCTTGGCTGTAGTGGCTGCAATGGCTGGTACAAGAGCGTTAGCATACTGAGCAAAGAAGCCACCACCGTGTCTCTCTGGGTCATACATAGCAAACAAGGCCTTGCTCAAGCCTTCCATAAAACTCTTCTCAAGAATGTTGTTCTTAACAGCAGCAGCATATGCCAACAAGAAGTCTTGTGCATTCTTATCTGGGTTCTTATTCTCTTGATATTCCTTGAGAATAGATGAAGCATCAACAGCCATACCAAACACTGTCGCTAATGGTTCAATACGTTGATAGCTCACCCACTGATCACCCACCTTCATAGAGAACTTAGGTCTGCCATCCTTTGGGTCAGAGCCTGTAATCAGTCCTTGATTAACAGCAGCATCCAATGCAATGGCAGCACCCATACCTAGTGCCTGCTTAGCAATGAGCTTGCCACGTTGTTCAGGCATGTTCATAGCGAAGTCAAACTTACCTGTATTACCAATCTCTTTCTTACCTGCCAAGCCAATACCGGGAATGTAAGACACACCTTCTTTGATGATGTTGTATGGGGTTTTAATAAACGGTGTAATGAGTGCAGTCAATGGGTGCTTAGACCTGAACTGAGCAGCAGCCTGTGCTATACCTGTAAGCTTCTCTTGGAATACAGCTTCTTTAGCAAAGTTCTGCACGTTCCATAGGTTGTTACCACCAAGCTTATCTGTCAGCTGTTGTTGCCAGTTATCCACAGTGAGCCTGTCTTTGGTAAGCTTTGCATAAATCTCACCTGCATCACCGCCTGTCTGCTTAGCCATACGTGCAGCTTCTCTATAAGCAATGGCATTAAACTCCATGCGTCTAAAGACAGCCTTGTTAAACTCGTCAATGAAGATACCAACACGTGTAGGAGTTCTAACAACTTCACCGAGTGTGCCACCCAATGCTTTGTTATTCACATCATACAAGTCACCCTTCAACATCTCTGCTCTTTCTGCTGAGATGAAGTTCTCATTGATAAACTTCTGGAACTTAGCGTCTGTCATACCCATAGCCTGAGCAGACATGTTAATATCAAGAGGGCGACCAGAGACAAAGCCTTGCTTAGCAAAGGCCATAGCCTCGCTAAAGCCCTGCATAATACCTCTGAGCATAGCTACCCCTTCACCAGTGGTTTTATCGCTCTTGCTGAGGCTTCTAGGCAGTGCTGCTTCGATCTCTCTAAGCAACGGCTGCAAGAACATCTGTGTGCCAGCAGACAAAGCGTTAACAGCAATAGTGCCGGGGCCTGATACATAACTGTTCACTACATATTCAGAGGCAATACGACCAGCAATGTGTGGTTCCTTTGCCATCTTGGTTTGTAGCTCAGCTAACAGGTTGGCCTTTTGTTGTGGTGTGAGGTCTTCAAACTTATCAATGAGTAGTTTCTTGTCTGCTAGTTCTCTGAACCAGACAGCACATGCTTCTGAGTATGCCATGTATATCCTTATAAACAAGTACGACCGGGAGTAGCAAAACCTTTTACTTCTTTCCCTTCGCTTATTCTATTATACGCTAATTTAAAAGCATTCAGTTGATCAGATGCTCTAGTTCTTTGTCCTTGGAAAATAGACATAACACCCAGAGGAACTTGTGAACGATGCATAATGGTCTGCTCTGCTTCTTTGGTAAGTTGACCAAGGCTTCTCAGTCTGTTATACTCATCAATCTGAGCACCAAGGAAAGCCTGAGCTTCTTTGTATTGAGGCATGAACGCTGCAATCTCTTCTCTGTTCCAGCTCTTGTCAGCATTCTGTAATGCCCAATCAAGGACACCACCTTCTTCTGCTGTCATACGTGCTGCTTGCTTCTCACCCAAGGCAGCTGTAGCTTCTAGGCTACCACCCATACGGCCTCTGCCACGCAGCTCTCTGCCTGTCCTGCCTGTAGCAGCAACGGCCTTCATGTGCATGTCATTGATGGCTGCATCTACAGACACAGGGTCTGCATCAATGCGACCACGATAGGCAGGATTGAACACCTTCTCTGGGTTTGTTTCAAATGGAACATCACCAGCCAGCTTTAGGTAGGGGTCAGTACGCATAGAGCCTACAGAACCAGCCATGCCTGATCTGTCTAATGGACTCTTACCCAGAGCAGCGTTAGCTTCTTCCATTGTTCTAAAGCCATTACGCTCTAATGCAGCCTGCACTTCAGGAGTAACCTGTTGCGTAGAAACAACATCAGCTCTAGGAGGAGGAGCTAATGCAGCAGGAGGAACTTGTCCTTCTCTGGTTATCACTGGCTGCTCAGTAAAGCGAGGAGCTGTTCTTGTCTCCACTTGTGTGAGAGGCTCAGGTAACTTGCCAGTAACTTGTCTCAGCTTAATCTCTTGGTCTTGAGCAAGCTTAGCTTTGAGCATATCAATCTCTGCTTGCTTAGCCTTGAGGTCAGTGTCTAATGAATAACCCTTGAACAGAGAAGCAACCTGTGGAGCTTCCTTAACGTCAACTGTCTGCTTCCCTTGGAACAAAGCTGGTGTTTGTTTTGTTTGTTGTACTTTAGTAGGGGACACCAAGCCTGTCATCTTTGATGGCAAGTTATCAGCTGTCTGTACTGGAGCCTTAGTTTCTCCTTGCAACAAAGAAGCAACTTGTTTCTCTGCTGTCTCTGTGGTGTCAACCCTTGTTCTTTCTTCTGACAGCTTTGCAATGTCTCTCTCAAGGGAGGCAACACGCTGGTCAATCAGTGTCTTCTCTAAGACAGACAGAGGTGTATAATCATACTGTGCATCTCTGAACACACGCTCATTAGTTACTGGCTCATCAATTGCTTTAGCAACATCTGACAAGGCTGCATCTGTAGCCTGCTTGCCTTGAGGAATATCCACCAGAGGAACTTCAGCCTTCTTGGTTAAATAATTAACAAGAGACTCAGCACCCTTACCGAGTACACCACCCAGAGCAAAGCCAGCAACAGTGCCTACACCGGCTCCTTTAAGGCGGTCTAAAGACAGAGCACCAGTGTCAGCACCTTCTTTAAGAACAGGCTCTAGATAGCCACCAAGAGCGCCTTGTGCAGCACCTTGTCTAGCCATAGTGCCAACGAGTGTAGCCCCACGTAATGGAGCAAGAGCCACAGCAGGCAGGTTAATAGGATCAGCAATAGCACCAGCAATCTCAGCCGCACCCCCAATGTATGGGTTGTTAGCAGAAGCAATCTCTGCTGCTTGTCTCTCAGCACGTAGACGTTCTGTGTCAGCAACGCCAGCCATTTGAGCCAAGCCCTTGATGCTACTACCAGCACTCTCAACAAAGCGTTTAACACCAGCAGAGAAGCCAGTGTTGCCTGTTAGTTCTGATACAATTTGTTCATCTGTTACTCCAGCTTGTCTTGCAGCTTGTACGTTATATCGTTTAGTTTCTGCAAGAAAGTCGGCAATCTCAGACAAAGGAACACCAGCTTGTAATGCACCTGTGAGGTCAAAGCGAGAAGAAGGAGCTACCGAAGTAGCCCCCACTGAACTCATTACCTCTTCTTCTGGACTAAGAGGATATGCCATTACTGTCCTTCTGTATAATAGAAATCTCTAGCTGTTGGTAAAGGGCCTGATCTAGCTTTTGCTGCTGGCTTAGTTGTATCAGGAGTAGTAGTTTGACCAATGCCTAAACGTGCTTTAACTGCATTCTCTTCTGTAATCATGCCACCATTAGCCCACTCTTCTTGCGTATATTGCTTGCCAGTTCCTTGACCTACAATCTTTCCGTTAGCAAGAGGAGCACCAATACGTGCTCTAATAGGAGGACTGCCCGGCAAGTTAGGATAGGTTACTTCTAAGTTACCAGAAATCTTATCACTAGCAACTCTTTCAGCATTAGCGCCAGCATTCATTAACTGAGCTTTAGCTGTAGCTTCTTGTGCTTTAATCTGTGCTTCAACCAAAGCAGAGGCTCTTTCCTTAGCTTCCAGCTGACGTTTCAATCCTTTAGCCCTTTCAGCACCTGCTGGCCCTAATGCTTCTGCTTCAGCAATTTGTACTTCAAGCAACTTAGCTTCTTCCTTAGATTTCTCTAAGTTGAAAGTGGCTGTCTCAAGATCAATACCACCCTTCTTCATTACTTGCTCTTCACGCATAGCTGCTCTTGCTTCTTTGTTAGCCATGAAAGCATCTTGTGTTAAGCCACGAGCAGCCAGCTCTTTAGACAAGGCTGAATACATTTCAGCATCGCTATTAAAGCCCATGCCTTGTACCTTCATCATTGATTCCTCAATGCCTTTAGCTCTCACCTGCTCTGGTGTAGCACCACCAAGGAGGCGACCAGCTGCATAGCCTAAGCCAGCACCAGCATTACCGCCTAAAGAAACAACCTGCTGCAAGAGGCCTTGATTACCCATCTGTGCAGGGCTAATCATTCTGCTCTCAAGATAGCGTTGACCCAGCTCTTGTTGAGAGGGCATATTGAATAGTGTCATTACATCGCTTGCCATAATTGTTCCTTACATGTCTAAGCCAGCATAACCAGCATTAAGTGCTCCAGCTCTATTAGCCGTATAAACGTCTGTATAATAAGGAGAAGCAGCAGGAGGAGGTTTAGGTTTACCAAACAAACCAGCAGCAGCTGTTCCTGCACTACCAATCAGATTAGCCGTACTTAAGCCACCAGCCAAGTTAGCATTAGCTGCACCCATGCCACCAGCTAAGAGAGCTTGAGCTTGGTTTCCTCCAGCTGCAACACCTGCTTTACCAATGTCAGCACCTGCTGTCAATGCACTCATGCCAAGTTGTTCAATGCCTGCTCCTGTTTGGAATAGGCCTGTTCCTCTTGAGAGGAGTTTGTCATACACGCTCTGACCATATTGCGTACCTTGGGCAGCAATGTTTGCATTAGCTATCTCTCTAGCCAGTTGTGTTTGATAAGAGTCTGGGTTAATCAAACCTTCTCCACCACCAACATAGCCACCAGAAACACCTAAACCAATACGGCCTGAACCAAGCTGTCGTTGACGCAAGGCCAAGTCTTCAGCAGCTCTTGTAGGCTGTAGCAAGCCCATCTGTTGTTCAACATACTTAGCTGCCTCAGCTTCTGGGTTTGTGCTACCAAGCTGTTCAAACGCATTAGATGCTTGACCATAGAGTTGATCTCTAAATGCTGCAAGCCTTGGGTCTAGTTCATAGCCAGCTGTTTGATTCTTCTCATCAAAGAAGCTTGTACCATATCCTGATGTAATACTGTATGGTCTAAACTTAGCTGCATCTGCTGCCATCCTAGCTGATTTCAACTGAGCATCTGCTGCCTTACTTGCTGCTCTTGACCCCATCATTCCACTTACGAGGGTGCTTCCTCCTATAATTGCTGCTGCTGCAATAGGCATTATACTTCTCCTTTAATCAATACTTCATCTACTTTAGATGGGTCTTTTTCGTCTGTTGCATGGATACAAAACCATGTACAATCTGTCAATGCTGTTACACCATGATAGATGTTAGCTTTAATTTCAATACAAGCTGGCGCTGTAAATGTTCTTACATCTCCACCTTCTAATAGCACTTCTACTTTACCTTTAGCAAGAATAGACAAGTGACTAAAATCATGCACATGTTTAATAATGGCATAACCTGCTGGAAAGTCCATCTCTTTAGCATATAAGCCATCAGAGAAATGATGTACTATATTACTCATACATAATGTTGATAAGACCAGCATCAAAGCTGTCTGCGCCTAATTCTGTGGTTATTCGGACGCTAGTGAGAGTTCCTGAGAGTGTTTTACCGCCTGTTCCCATGTTCATTGAACCGCTACTATTAGCCACTGCTCCGAAAAATGTCCAAGTATTTCCAGAAACTAGGTTCAATGTGAAATGTCCGGAATAAGGTATTGAATCAACAGTTGAGTTACCGACAAGAAATCCAGAAGAGCTTGTAGCGGTGTTGAAGGCACCACCTGAGAAATATTTACCAGAGGATATATAATTCGTAGTTTCAATACCGCCTGAATCGCCTAATTGAATAAAATAAGTGCTTGTTCCGTTTGTACTTACTCCACTAAACATTACAGTAATACGTTTTACCCAAGGAGGGATGTCTGTAAAGTCAACCGCAGTGCCTGATGTAGTAGCTACGGCTGTGCTAGCACCTAATTTAGTAGTCTGGTATACATAAGGAGTAATCGCCTTATTAGTATTAGTACCTTCAAGGACTTCAGCTGGAGAAGCTAGACGAATCTGACCGAGAGTGCTGTAGTATTGTGTTACGCTACCAGATGTTGTTATAGAAGTTCCATGCGTTACTGTATAAGTATTCGTATTGATAACTGATGCAATAGCATATTCACCATCAGCAGCTGTACCAGAAGTAAAATTCAAATAAACTAAATCACCAACCAACCGTCCATGTGAAGACATGGAAACAGTGATTGTTGAAGAACCTGCGGCTGCATAAGTACCTGAAGCAGAGGTGATAGTTGCAGTATCAATATCAGAAGTAAGAGCTAAAGTGCCTGTCTTATCAGGGAAAGTGATAGTACGATCTGCTGTTGGATCAGTGATTACTAGTGTTGTTTCAAAAGCATCGTCTGTACCTTCATACGAAATGCTAGAACCAATCGACAACACACCACCTACAGAAGCAGTGCCAGAGAAAACAGCTGTTGTTCCTGTTACATCTTGCAATGCAGAGGAACCAGAAACAGTTATATCATCACCTACAACTAAATCAGTAACTGTTGTTGTACCTGATAATGTAGGGCTTGTAGTGTCAGCCTTTGTTGCAATGGCAGTGGAGATGGCATCAAACTCATCATCCAGTTCTGTGCCTTTAACACGCTTCAAAGGGTCGCCTGTTGACAATGCATCCTTTGTATCAAAAGCTGTTAGCTTAGTATAGTTAGTCATCTTTAAAAGTCCTTACCTTGTTTAACAAAAACAGCCATCTTCTGAATGCTCAAGGGAGCACCATTAACTTCTGCTTCAAATCCAATTTGCATCACTCTACCTTGACCGCCAACAGGAACAGAGGCATCGTCAATAAATATACCAGAACTGTATTCAGCAATGTTATATTCAGCAATGTTATACTCTGCGTATGTCTTGCTAGTAATTCCAATTGGATAGGAAGAATAGCTATCAGCATAATCAAAAGCAAGCTTAGCAACCAATCGTTGACCACCACCACCAATAAGAATAATGTTAATCTTCTTGGCTATCTTATTAGTGTTAGGAGCACCAAAGTCAAAGTTGTTAGTGTAATAAGAGAATAGATATTTACTACCGTTGTCTTGATAGCCAGCATATTCACCAATACCATTTTCCTTACCAATGTATAATGTTCCGCTTCTACATGAACACAATGCATAAGCTTTATAGCCTAGCCAGTTTGTGATACGTGCTGCACCGTCTTGCAAAGGTTGTCTTGTATCTATAGAATAGACAACAGGAGAAGCAATAGAATAAAGACTAAGCAAATAGCAAGCATACTTCTCTGAGTAGCAGCTACGAACATCATCCATATCTGTAGATTCAATATAAGCAAAGACATCATCTCTGACATTCTTTGTTAAATCACGCATAGGCATACTCTTCTCTTGAATAGTACGGCCTAAGCTACGAACACCAGAAGCTGACAAGAACAAGATGTCATTGCCTGTCTTTTGAATGGAGTCTCTAGCAATGCAGCCTACACCGGGCAAGACATCTTGCACATACATGGTGGAAGGGTCAGAGAAGTTATCATCATTACCACGAAGCATGACAATGTTCTGCTTAAAGAATACTAAGATGTATCCGTTATGAGCAGCAATGCCTGTAATCTCATCTACGTTATTAGGCAGCTTAGCAGACATGTTTACACTGCCAGACGATCTACCCGAACCAGTATTAAATGTAGGAAAATGTGCATCACCAATGTCAGTAGACCAATAAAGAGTCACTCTATTATTGTTTGTACCCGCAACCCAGAAACGTCCATAAGCAGCCAGCACACAATTAGGGCCATTGTCTGTACCTGTACCAAACACTGGACTGCTAAAAGAAGCACCACCATGTCCAACATGGCTAACCAACTTATCAACACTCAGTGTTCCTGTTTCTCTTGTAAAGACAATTGGTTCATGGCTCTTTTGTACAATAAGGCAATGGTCATACAGAGAAGCCATCTGCCAGTTATTCTTTGTGATGGTATAGGAAGCAGGAGTAATGTCTGTCAATGCACCAGCTACACCAGCTCTAAACAGTTTGTTATTACCACCACTGATGTAGTCAATGGTTCCATCAGCATTAACATATTCAAAGATGCTCTTGATTGGATTGCCAGCAAGTGGAGTGCTGCCGCCAGTTGTACGCATAACCCATCCCTTACGAGCACCGAGTCTGCCATACTTATCAATTACACAGTTGTTAGCAACAAGAGCAAACCCTTCATCCAGCAGAGCACCGCTGTCTTGGGTGTTAAGTCCAAACCAGCCGGGAGCTTTAATTGTTGCTGAATCTAGTTTCTTCATACTGGATACCAAATAGTGTCTTCAGGTCTACGAGCAGCATCATAAGCAATCTCATCAGCCAAGGCTCTCATACCTGTACCATATGCATATTGACTAGTGTTACCACCATCTTCACCACGTTCTTCAATTGCCTTAGCAAAAGCCAAGAGAACAACAGGACGATGAGGGACGTTAATAACATCAGCATTAGCTGTAAGTTCTGTGTTTCTTAACAACACATTGAAACGAATGTTATACACACCATCAGGGATTGGATAGATGTCAACCTGTGTGTCACCATCAGCACTTACACCGTTCCAGTTGTAGTCACTAGGAGAACCCTTAGCTACTGGGTCTTGTGTCAAGAACAGTTTATCAAAAGCCTGTCCACTTTTGTATTCCATAAACATGTTAGAGGTATCGTTGATAACATCAATAACATTAAAATTATTCTTGCTGCCATTCAACTCATAGTTGAAGACATCAGCAGTTGTAGTGAGAGACAAGGTTGTACGGAGACTGCTCCAGTTCCAAGCATTCTCTACTTCTGCTCTAGCATCGTTAACAAAATCACCAATCAGTCTACTGTAAGAAGTTTCAGAGACAGAGTTTACTTCTCTTTCCCTTAGTCTTCTAAGTACACTGTTGACAGCTTCTAAGTATGTCATCTAAGTTCCTTATATGTATTATACATAATAATATTATAACTTGTTATGTACATATATGTACTATTATAACAGCTATTGCCATCAGTA